ATGCAACATCATCTTCAACTAATATTTCGTCTACATATGTAATACCTGGAATGTGTTTACCAAACTCTACACTGTAAACATCGCGTTTGTCTTTGTAGTACAAATCGTGGTTACCTGCAAAGAAGTAAAACTTATCAAATGCCGCACCTAACTTTTCTAGACAACGTGTAGTTGCATCTAGTGTTTGTACATTAATTGTATTTCTATTGTGATGCCAGTCACCACAAAAGATACCGGTTTCACAACCGTTAGCTTTTGCTTGTTCAATAAACCAATCTACAAAGTCTTCACAATCTTGTAGGTGTAGTCTACTATTCGACTTCAGTCCTAGGTGAATATCTGTAAACACCGCCGCTTTTTTAAACATTCGTACTCCTGTTTTGTATATTATACTTTATATTTTGATGTAAGTCAAGTGTTTTTGGACGGATTTGGTACAGGTGCTTTAGCGTCTTGTGTTTTAACACGATCCCATTCGCCTTGTGCTTGTCTAGTATAACTAGGATTCATATTATTCATTTCTAAAATATCATCTCTAATATTTTGATTGCGTTTTTCAATATTAATAACTCTTACAAATGAATTTGTTACTGCCGCAGTATAATAAGCAAACGGATTGTTTGATTTTGATTCATCAAACTGTAGTCCAATTTGTGCTAACTGTAATATTGCTTGTCCACGCATTTCGTCATTGTATGTGTATCCACGAACATTACCTCTTGTTGCATATCTATCACATAACTTCATCCACATCAAAGCAAGTTTGTTAGTTGCTTTACCATGTGCTTTATTAAAGCAACCATTTTCCATTCCACCTTCCCAGTGACTTTTGCCTACACAAAATAATGCATCTTTTTCATCAAATTTGTAATGTTGAAACGGAGGAAAGTTTAACTTAACTTTATAGTCTGCAGGTGTTTTAGGATTCTTTTTTCGACCAGGTTCTTCTGGAATATGATCAAATGTCATAATTCTAAATACTAATTCATCTTTTTGTATCTTTCGATAGTCAATTTCGAATTCAGCAAGTTTTACTCTTTTGCCTGCTAATTTTGCGGCTTCAAAGGCTTGTTGCTGTAAGCGTTTTGCTTTATTGCGTTTTGCTTCAGCTATTGTTCTAATATTAATTTTACCAATTTCTGGTAGGATTATATCATATTGGCCATACTCAGGATCAACATAACTACAGAATGTAGTCTTTGATTTGTGTATTTCCTTTAAAATATCCTTGTTGTTTAGATAATTTACACGTTTATTCATATTTTCTCCGATTGTTTGTTATATTATAAACTACTCTGTTAATAAAGTCAACTAAATAATGCATATAGGAGACAATTAATTATGACCACATATTTTAAAGACGGAATCGTATCTAAAGGTGGTGTTAACATGGGAACTAAGGTTCCTCCAAAAGGATTTAACGCACCAGGACAAAATGTTAGTAGTGGTAATGCTCCGGCTTTTATATCCGACGCTGTTGAAGGCGCCAAAAAAATTGGCCAAGACATTTTTAATGGAATTTCTGAAGACGCCGGCAATCTTATGTCTGATTTACGCAGTAAGAATTTGCCAGGAAAAGGCAAGCCTGATTTCCAAGCAAAACAGTCTGCTTCATTTACTACCGAATTAGAAGAAAAAGATTGGCGTGTCAAATTATCTGTTCCAAAAGCGTTAAAAGGGCAGTCTGGTTCAGGACTATTAACCCCTCTTCGTTTAGAAGGTGACGGACATATGGTATTTCCATATACACCTACAATTATTGTAAGTCACTCTGCAAATTACAATAATATTTCACCTATACATAATAATTATCCGTTCTATGCGTATCAGAACTCAAGTGTGGATCAAATGACAATAGTAGGACAATTTTATTGCCAGAACAGTTTAGAGGCAAAGTACTGGACAGCTTGTTTACATTATTTAAGAGCAATGACTAAAATGGACTTTGGTACTTTTAGTAGTGGGGCTCCGCCACCAATTTGCAAATTAAACGGTTATGGAGATTATGTTTTTAATAATGTTCCAGTAATTATTACAAACTTTACAGTTGATATGCCAAATGAAGTAGATTATGTTTCTTGTAATTTTCAACCAGGCGAGATTAATCCTATGGATTTCGGCGGCAATACTACTAGATTTGGTTGGGCACCGGCAGAATCACAATTTTCTATTACTGTACAACCTATTTACAGTAGAGATAAACAAAATAAATTTAATTATAGAAATTTTGTTACAGGCAATGATTTAGGAAAAGGATACATTTAATGAGCAATAGTAGTCCATATTTAATTACCGGAGTAACACCAAGAGGTACGTTAGATATTTTAGATATCAGACCTGTGCCAGCATACGCTGATGATCCGTTATATACTATTGAGCCTCAATATGCAAATCGACCAGATCTATTAGCTTATGATATGTACGGAGACAATAGACTTTGGTGGATATTTGCACAACGTAATTTAGATGTAATTGAGGATCCAGTATACGACATGATACCAGGAGTACAAATTTATCTACCTGATCCTGAGCGTGTTAAAGAAACATTAGGAGTTTAAATGACAACCTTCCGAACAGATCCTTTAACAGGCAAAACTCTCATAGCGAGCAACAATATAGTTAGGAAAGATGGGTTCACTGATAAAGAACGTGCAGGAGAATACGGCGCAAGAACTCCTAAACAGCCTCAAAAAACTACTCAAGCAGAAGGTGATCCTGAAGAAGCTCTAAAGTTTATGCGTAAAGCAGGACTACATGGTCTTGCTGACATGTATGAAACTAACGGCAACGCCGCCAAAGATGGAAAAATGCCTCCTATCTTTGCAAACAATAAATTCTTTTCAGGAATAAAAATTGTTCCTGAAGGTCAAAGTGCTGATTCTAAAAGCTCTGCAACAGTTGGTGATACAGGAGGACCTACTGCACAAGATTTTATTAATGCCGCACCTGAAGCAATGTTGTATAAAGCACCGCAGGAAAATTATGTTGCCGAAGCAATGGAAAAAGCACGTGATAATCCAGAACAATTACCAATGCCCAACATACTACATGATTTTGCATCATATAATAATCTTTTTAGTTTTGGATGCCTTAGTCCTCAAGAATTAAATTTTCCTGATAGAACTTATAGAACAAATGGTATTGCAGATGGTCAATATGTTTTTAAATCATCAGGTGGATTAAACGCTAAACAAAAACCAAGAACCTCTGCAGAACAACAATATAACATAGATACAGAATATTATATTGATAGTGTTAATATTGAAGAATCAATAGCACCAAATAGAAAATCTCGCCATACTAATTTTCATAATCTTGATTTTACTGTACGGGAACCGTACAGCATGGGACAATTTTTAGAAACTTTATATCGAGCGGCAAAAAATGCAGGATACAATAATTATCTTGAAGCACCTTGGTTATTACAAATAGACTTTGTTGGACATCAAGATGTTGAACGTACAAGACCTGCAATCGCCGCATCAAAAAAACAGCTATGTGTACAACTTGTTAACATAGTATTTGATGTTGATACCGAAGGGTCATTTTATACAGTAACAACAGCTCCGTATAATGAGAGTGTTTTTTCAGATCAAATTCAATCTCTTCCAGTTGACATAACAGTATCGGGAGATGACTTAGAAGAAATTTGCCAAACAGGTGTCAACAGTGTCGCAACACATATTAACACTCATTTGTTAAAAGGGCAAAAGAATAAAGATCCAAAAGTTGAGCAAGACGAATATATTATTTGTTTTCCTAATGATAATTCTAGCAAAGCACTAGCCCGAAGACTTGGCCAAGATAAAAAATCCGGAAAAGCACTAACAGGTGATTATGACGTTAGAGAAGGAATTAACTATCAAGCTGTATTTGATCGAGGAGGCTTTGGAGCTTCCAAAAATTGGAAAAGTTTTTATGAACAATCACTTGTTGGTGACGACCCAAACCAAACAGGTGACGACATCATGAAAGGATATATTGATGGAATCTTAGGATATAGTGTAAAACGAGGTAATTTAAGCGAATCTATAAAGCAAGCAATTTCTTCAAAACAAAACGGTGTAAACGCAATAGGAAAACAAAGAATAGATCCAGGAGAAGCATTAAGAGGCGGAGACTCTCCTTTTGCTGGAGGTAAATTTGTATTAAACGAAGAGACAACAAATTTTGATAGAGGCCCAACTACTATTGTACCAGGAAATCGTACAATACAATTTAGAAAAGGAACCAAGATTCAAAGAGTAATTGAAGAATTAGTTTTATTAAGTAGCTTTGGCCAACAACTTACATCAGCCGCATTAGAAGATAAGTCAGGACAGATTAACTGGTTTAGAATTGAATCTTCATGTTACGTAATAGAAGATCCAGAAGCAGAAGCAGTTAATGGTAGGATGCCTAAAATATTTGTTTACAAAGTAGTGCCTTACAAAGTAAACTCATCTTTCTTCCAAATGCCTAATGACCCGCCTCCAGGATATAAAAAATTAGTAGAAGAAGCACCTAAAGCATACAACTATATGTATACCGGAAGAAATACCGATATTATGGAATTCTCGATTAAATTTGATAATGCATTTTACAAAGCAGTTGCAATGGATATGGGTAATAGATCAGCTAGTAACGACCCTTCATTTAAATCTAATACTAAGCCATCATCTGTTGCTACTTTAGGAGGAAGTGCAAAAGCACAAGTTGATGATTTTGGAGAAATATCTTCAGTGGGAAAAAACATTAATTCGGGAGATTCAATAACAGCAGGAGCGGTTACAGAATCACCTGAACTTAAAATAGCTAGACAGTTTAACGAAGCACTTGTAAAAAGTGATGTTGACTTAGTTACATTAAATTTAAAAATTCTAGGAGATCCTTTTTATATTTCAGATAGTGGAGTAGGCAACTATAGATCAGAAGATAGTACTTTTTTAAATGTTAAAGAGGACGGAACCATTAATCACCAAAGCGGGCAAGTTGATATACTTTTAAATTTCAACACACCTATTGATATCAACGATGAAACAGGAGGATATCTAATGAACGGTCCATCAGTTGGTGTATCTAATTTTAATGGATTATATTTTATCAATATTGTTAGAAGTAGATTTGAAGGAAATATATTTACACAAGAATTAGAATTAGTCAAACGACAAAATTGGAAAAAGAAAGATGCAGGAGGAACTCCTCAACTTACATCAACAGAAATACAAAATAACAGATCAAAGTATTTGAAACAAATCGAAGTTGATTATGGTAAAGAATCAGATGTATATCGATTTGCGTTAGCTAACCAATCAGAAGATGGTAAAACATATGATGATGTTCTTTCTGCTGATGAAATTACTAAGGCAGGCTTAACAAGGCAAGATGCGGCTCAATTACAAAAAGCATGGAAAAACAGAAAACCACCAACTGAAAAAACTCCTGTACAGAAAAAAGCAACTGGAGCATCAACTGCCGGTATTGATGGTGGAGCAACAAGATCTCCACATTCTTCATACGACGATGCAATTTTAAGACAAGCAAGAGCAAACAGTACATATTCTAGTGATACAGTAAACAATGCTACAACAGCAAAAATTGCACAAGGTGCAGATCAATCAGTAACTACTACAACAGACCCAACAGCAGATTTAAGCAGTAATTGGGTACCACCAAGTCAAAGAGGTATAGGATAATGAGTATGGACGAAGAAATAAAGTCTTATAATCAAGTAAAAAGATCATCAGGCGCAGGTGGTGCGGCAATACCACCTGGACCTCATTTAGCTAGAGTTGTTAATCATCTTGACACAAAACGACAAGGGTCATTAAGAGTAGAATTATTATCAGATGTATTATCTGGTAATGATAGAGATACAGCAGGACAACTATTTACTGTTAGATATTGTATGCCATTTTATGGTGTTACTAATTTATCTAGCAACGGAAAGAATAACGATTATTATTCAACACAACAAAGCTACGGTTTTTGGGCAGTACCACCTGATCCAGGGACTAAAGTTCTTGTTATGTTTGCAGAAGGTAGAAGTAATCAAGGGTATTGGATAGGATGTGTACAAGACGAATATATGAACAATATGGTTCCTGGAGGATATCCTGCAGATAAACCAAGTAATATTGTTCAAGATAACATTATAGCAGATTTCAAAAACAAGAGTTTACCTACAGGAGAGTTTAATAAAACAATACCTTCTAATGCGTCAGGACCTTTAGATCAACGAAGAGGGAATAATCCGGATAAATTTCCGAGACCTCTTAATCCTATGATGTCTTTAACATTGGCAAAACAAGGGTTAGAACAAGATATTATAAGAGGTTTAACAACTACAAGTTCAAGAAGAGATATCCCAAATACAGTATATGGATGGAATACACCTGGACCTTTAGATAAACGTGACGGAGCACCTAAAGGAAAATACGGAGAGCAAGAAAGTCAGGTAGATTATTTTAGAAGTAGACTAGGTGGATCTGCATTTACAATGGACGACGGTGATCCTAGTATTCTTAGAATGGGTATTGCTAAAGAAAACCCAGCAACATATTATGACGTAGAAAACACTCCGAAAAATGTTAGCAAAGCTGATAGGACATTACCTTTTAACGAACATATTAGATTACGCTCAAGAACAGGCCATCAAATTCTATTGCATAATACAGAAGATTTAATTTATATTGGTAATGCAAATGGTACAGCATGGATCGAACTAACGTCAAATGGTAAAATTGATGTGTATGCACAAGATAGTATTAACCTAAGAACAGAAACAGATCTTAATATTAAAGCTGACAGAGATATAAACATTGAGTCTGGTAAAGATATTAACTTTACAGCAGGACGTAATTATAAGTTAATGGTTAATAATGACAGAGATGTAAAAACAAATAAAAACGAAACAACATTTGTTGGTAAAGATAAAAATGAATGGACAGGAGATAACCATACAGTTGCAGTAGGTAGTGATCAAGATATACAAATTAGAGGATCGCATAGATCTACTATCAGTGGTGATTACAGCCTTCAAGTAGCAGGAGATGGTAAAGTAGCAATTAATGGAGAGTATGGTAGCAAAGTTGCAGGCAACTATAGACAAACAGTAGTTGGTGCATTTAATCTTGCTACAACTGGTGATAATAAATTGACCAGTGGAGCAAACACACAAATATTAAGCACAGGAAACCATAAAGAAACAGCGGCTCAGATTCATATGAATAGTGCTGGACAAGTTGCAGTTGGTGCTGATAGTATTAGTGATACATTTACTGAACCTGTAACAAATGATGCAGATGATAAAACACTAGGACCAACAGGATCGGATATCAATGTGCCAGTTACAGCAGATGCACTTAGGGCAAGTGTTGCGGCCACAGCTACTAGACCAAGACGTATTCCAAGACACGAACCTTGGGACGGTCACGAAAATATTAATCCACAAGGACATACTCCTAGTGCGACTGCAAGTATCGAAGCACCGTCACCAGAGGTTAGATCACAAGCACCACAAATTGACAAAGATAGTGATATACCAGACTATTCAGAAACATCAGGTATCTACAATGCACAAGATGCATACATCCAGGATCCAGTAACAGGCGAGCGTGTAAAAGAACCTTTTAACGCTGATGTAGTTCCTACTAAGAATACAGATAACCTAGCAGGCAAACAACCAGCAGATCCAGTACCTGTTGACGATATGCAACGTTTCTTTTTAAGCGAACTTATTAAAGGTTTAGGACTTGATCCTGTTTTATGGAAAACGCAAAATGCTCATGCAGTTGCAATGGCATGTGCTCAAATACAAAAAGAATGTAACTTCGAACCAAGATCAGAAAACATGAACTATAGAGTATCAAGCCTACAGCGGGTTTGGCCAAATAGATTTGGCGGAGATGTAGGCAGACGTAGAGCTGAAGCACTTGTTGCAGGTGGTCCACCTGCTATAGCAAATTCAGTATACGGAAACAGAATGGGTAACGGTCCTCCAGAAACTGGAGATGGGTTTAGATACAGAGGTAGAGGACTCATACAAATTACAGGAACAGACAACTATAAAAGATATGGCAGACTAGCAGGAGTTGATATTTACAATAATGCAGACATGGCAAATGATCCTGAAGTAGCAACAAAAGTTGCAGTAGCATATTTAAAGAGCAAAAGTGTTACTTGGACAAGTACAGATTTTAATGCATTAGGCTCTGAATTTAAAAAGGCAGTTGGTTATGCAGAGCCAGCAGACGGATCAAACACAGCAAGTAGAATTGGCTTAGGAAAAGGATTCTATCAAAAAATTATTAACGACGAACTAACACCATTAGCAAGTCTAACAACAACGACACCTATAGATAAAGGTGCAGGAACATCGCAGGTACAATAATGCCATTAATAGCTAGAACAAAAGGATCAGGAGATATAGTTAACACAGTACATGCTATTTGTGTTGCTCCAGGAGACATATTAACAGAAACAGGCAGTGCTGATGTATTTGTAGTTGGACACGGTATCCATAGAAAAGACGATCTCAATGAACCACATACACATTGTCCGCCAGTTTATTCTACTGAAATAGTAACACATAGTCCTAACGTATTTGCTAATGACAAAGAAATAGCAAGGATTGGAGACACTTATAGTTGTAGTGCTGAAGTTAAAAGTACAACACAAACCACAGTGTTTGCAAACGAATAAATACTATTATGGCAAACGATTTATATAAAACAATTAAAGTAGCATCACAAAAACAATCAAAACCTCCTGTTAAGCAAAAAGCATATAGAGGGTTTAGTACTGTTAATGCTGAAAACACTTCGTTTCAGCAATTTGATGTTGCACTTATTAAACAAAATTTATTAAATCATTTTAATATCAGACAAGGCGAAAAAGTGTCCGATCCTACATTTGGTTGCATTATTTGGGACGCGATATTTGAACCATTGACAACAGAACTTAAAGATGCAATTACAACAAATGTTACAAATATTGTAAACTATGATCCTAGAACAAGAGCATCATCAGTACAAGTATCTGAATTTGAAAGTGGATTACAGATTGAATGTACAATAACATACTTAGACTACAATATTAGTGAACAATTAAGGTTACAGTTTGATAAAAATGTTGGTCTGACGTGATAGAATTAACTACTAGTATTATCATTTATAATAAATACAACGTAGAGCATTAAGAAGGATAATCAATGTCATCAACCGACAGACAAAACAGACTGCTACTTGCAGAAGATTGGACAAAAGTATATCAAAGCTACCGCAATGCGGAGTTTCGTAGCTACGATTTTGATTCATTAAGACGCTCAATGATCACATATCTGCGTCAAAATTACCCAGAAGATTTTAACGATTACATTGATACATCGGAATATCTTGCCTTAATTGATATGATTGCGTTCTTAGGACAAAATATTAGTTATAGAGTCGATTTAAACGCAAGAGAAAACTTTTTAGAATTAGCAGAACGTAGAGAATCAGTTCTTCGTTTAGCTCGCATGCTATAATATAATCCTAGACGTAATCAAGCGGCAAACGGACTACTTAAATTTGAGACAGTAAGTACTACAGAATCTCTTGTTGATAGTAACGGTAGCAATCTATCTGAGCAAACAATAATTTGGAACGATCCTAGTAACAGTAACTGGGCAGAACAATTTAGACGTGTACTTAATGCATCACTTCCGCAAAATGGAACTATAGGTAAACCATCAGTAAGTAAAGTAATTAATGGAGTGCTTACACAGCAATATAGAATAAATGGTGGACAAGATGATGTTCCGATATTTGGATTTACTAAAGGCGTAAACGGACTTCCTACACAATTTGAAGTTGTATCAACCGGTATAGATACTGACTTGAATAATATTATTGAAGAAAATCCAGTTCCTGGAACAAGTTTAGCATTTTTATATAGAGAAGACGGTCGAGGATCTAACAGTTCTAATTCAGGATATTTTTTACACTTCAGACAAGGTAAAATGCAATCTAACGAATTTACTATTAATTCTCCTTCAGCAAATCAAAAAATTGCAATTGAAGCACAAGATATTAATGATACTGATGTTTGGCTATATCAATTAGATACATCAGGTATAGCAAATAAAATTTGGACAAAGGTTAATTCAACTGAAGGTAATAATGCAATTTATAATAGTCTAGTTAAAAATATTAAAGATTATTATGTTGTACAAACTAGAAATAATGATGAAATTAGTTTAGTATTTGCAGACGGTACATTTGGAAATTTACCTAATGGTTCATTTAGAGTCTATTATAGAACTAGTAATAATAGAGTAATTAATATAGCCCCAGAAGATTTATCAGGTATTACAATTAGTTTACCATACACAAGTAAAGCAGGAACATCAGAAACATTAACAATAGGACTTGAACTTAAACAAGCTGTAAATAATGCAACTACTAGTGAATCTACAGCTAGTATTAAATCAAATGCTCCGCAAACTTATTACACACAAAATAGAATGGTTACAGGTGAAGACTATAATATTGTTCCTTTAACAACTAACCAAGAAATTATTAAAGTAAAATCAACAAACAGAACAACTAGCGGAATTAGCAGATATTTTGATCTTAAAGATGTAACTGGAAAATACTCTAGTACAAATCTTTACGGATCAGATGGTATACTTTACAGAGAATCTTACGAACGTAAAACATCGTTTACCTTTTCAACCCAAACAGATATTGAAGGCACTATTGAAAATACAATATTACCAATTATTAAAAATAGAGCAATAAGTAATTTTTACTTTGGCAACTATGCTAAAATTATTGTTAGTGATCTTAATGCAAAATGGAAACAGGCAACAAAAACTACAAATAGTTCAACAGGTTTGCTTCAGAATATTAGTGATGTTGCTTATCAAGTAGGTACATTTACTGGAGGTTCTTTAAAATATGTAGAAGCTGGTGCTTTACTTAAATTTAAACCTCCGGCAGGGTTCTACTTTATTGGTGATGGCGAACTTACAAGTAGCTCAAGTGCAAAAGGCGCAAGCTCATACAAGTGGGTAAAAGTTATTAGTGTTAATGGTGCAGGAACAAGTATTGATAGTGTAACAGGTGCAGGATCAATTGTGTTTAATGAAATTTTACCTTCTAACAGTGTACTAGAAGAAGTTAAACCTAAGATAGTAAAAGACATTTCAGCAGATGTTAGATCACAGATTATTGATCAGGTATTTGCATACAAAACATTTGGACTACGTTACGACCAAGTTAATCGAAATTGGCGAGTAATAATTAATGAAAACTTGAATACAGTAGATGTGTTTAGTAACGGTAAAACAGGTGATGTTACAAATAACCAGTTAGACTCTAGTTGGCTAATACTATTTGAAACTAACGGCGAAAAGTATACCATTACAAATAGAGGATTACGTTACATATTTGAAAGTGATAAAGAATTAAGTTTTTACTTTGACGGACAAAGCAAAATATACGATTCGCAAACAGGGCAATTAGTTAAAGACAAAATTGCTATTATGAATTTTAATACTCAACCAGATTCTCTCAACGCATTTAATAATGATATTAATTGGGAAATAGTAAAAGAATTTACAAATGCAGACGGATATATCAATAGTAAAAAAGTTGAAGTTAGCTTCTTTGACTTAAACGATGACGGAAGTGTAGACGATCCAGATATATTTGATAATGTAGTAGCACCACAAACAAATTCTGCAACAAAATATATTTTCTTAAAGAAAGAATCGTCAGATCAAGGATTTAGCAAATACAATTATTATAGCAAAGGAAGTTCTATTAATGTTGTTGCAACAGAAACTGAAATAGGTGCATACAGCCAATACACTGATGGACAAATTTTTTATATAATAGATAATGATAATTTTAAAATTTTAAATAATAATCTTCTTAGTATTACATCAGATTATAAAGCATATGTTGGAAGATCAGATCTTAAATTCCAATATGTACATAGTGCAGATCAAAGCAATAGAATTGATCCTAGTGCAAGTAATATAATCGATGTATATATGTTAACTAGAGCATATGATATAAACTTTAGAAAGTATCTTAGAGGAGCAATAGAAACTATGCCGTTACCTCCTAGTTCAGATGAACTATTTCAAAACTATGGCGGACAAATTAACGAGTACAAATCAATTAGTGACGAAGTAATATATCATTCGGTGCAATATAAACCTTTATTTGGTGTACATGCACAAGATACTTTACAAGCAACTTTTAAAATTGTACCAAACGCAGGTGAAGTTGTAAACGGTAATGAATTAAAAACAGACGTTATCAGTGCAATTAATAAATTCTTTGGTTTACAAAACTGGAACTTTGGTGATTCTTTTCACTTTACTGAATTAGTAACATATATAATGAATAGTATAGCACCTAATGCTGTTAATATTTTACTTGTTCCAAAACAAGCCTCACAAGGCTTTGGTAGTTTATACGAAGTAAAAGCAGAAAACAATGAACTTTTTATTAATGATGCAACAGTTGATGACGTTGAGATTATTGACAGTGTTACAGCTTCAAGAATTCAAGCATCAGGTAATGTAATAACATCAACAGGTACAACTAATACAGGTATTAGAAGTCAAGCATTAACAACTACAAGCACAACAACTACTAGTTCAAACAGTACAAGCAGTAGCAGTAGCAGTAGCAGTAGCAGTAGT